GGGAAACCCCACAAGCAGAGCGAGAAGATATCCTTGAGCGTTTTGAGGATGGCAAGATCAACGCGCTATGTAACGTAGCTGTTCTCACTGAGGGCTGGGATGCCCCGCGAACTGATTGTATAGCACTACTCAGACCCACCAAGTCCCTTGGCTTGTACGTTCAGATCTGTGGCCGTGGCATGCGTACCTGGGGGGACAAGAAGGACTGCATGCTGCTGGACTATGGCGAGAACATGCAGCGCCATGGGTGTATAGACACAGCCAAGCCACCAGCACCTGAGAAGGAAGAGAGCAAGACTCCCAAGATCTGGATCTGCGATGAGTGCGTAGGTGTAAACGACTACGATGTATACACATGTGTTGAGTGTGGCGCTGATCGAGTCAAGCAGATGGTGAACGCACAGCAGTTGATACTGGGTGCAATGGAAGAAGAGAAGGATGCCGCATCATCCAGGCAAGCAGCCGCAGGTTCTGTTCTATCAGATGAGCTAGAAGATCCTGCTGAGAAGCAAGAGAAGATCAAAGACGTTGATTATGTTACCGCTGAAAAGAAAGTATCTAAGAGTGGTAATGAATACTTGAACGTCATGTTCTCAAGTCCAGGCGACTACTGGCCACAGAACATGCCTATCATGCTGGGCATGAAGGGTAAGGCTGGGATGATGGCGGAGAAGAAGTGGAGGGCGCTGACCAAGCAATACAGATGCCCTGCAGACATTGACTGGGCCGTGCATCAAGTGAACGTCCAGAACAATATGAATCACATCAAACAAATAACCGTAAGAAAAGAGGGGAAATACTGGAATGTTGTCAGCGTCCATTTTTGAAAAGATCGATGAAGCCATTGCGGCAAAGGAAGGCCGGAACCGTGGACACCTAGGGTTCAGTGGCATAGGGGATGATGATGAGTACCGGCAGTGGATGGGATTCCGCTGGTGCTTACCATCTACATTCGGCGGCAGGATGCTGCGCTTGTTTGACTTGGGNAANCGCATCGAGGACCAGATCGTAGATAACATCCGCGACACTGGGATTATATCTATAGCNTCNCATGATGCAGATGGTAACCAGTTCAGGGCATCGTTCCTTGGCGGTCACTTCGCAGGCTCCTGTGATGGCCTTCTCAAGGGCGTACTGCCACCCCCTGATGAAGAGGTTGTTCTTCTCATGGAGGTCAAGAGCGCCAACGACAAGCGGTTTAAAGAACTGGTTAAGCTACAAAGCTACGAGGACTGGAGCGACTCATACCGTGTGCAGATCCATGCTTACATGGGCGCGCTTGGTCTGACCAAGTGTATGGCTGTAGTGATGAACAAAAACAACAGCGAGATATACTCTGAAATCATCGATTACAAGCCACAAATCTGGGAGCGTGCTCAAGAGAAAGCTGAACGCATCATCTGCAGCGATAGGCCAGACATTGGCACTCGCCGCTCAGAGAAAGATTGGCGTATGAAGAATGAGCCTAGTGTGTACAAGGACATCTACTATGGTCGGCGCTTACCTGAGTCAGTCAACTGCAGGAACTGTGTGCATGTGAAGCCACTTACTAACTCCAATGGCGCGGTTTGGTACTGTAGCCGTAGCAATAGATCCATACCAATTGAGGAGCAGCCACTGGGCTGTAAGGACCATATGTGGATACCCGCACTGGTCAACGCAGACCATATGCCTGAGAGAAGCACGCCTGATGGCATGGCTTATCGAGCAGGTATCTTGGAGTTCTTCAATGGCAAAGGCCCAGAGGGGGCTGAGTATGAGTACAGTAGCGCAGAGATGCGGGAGCTATCTAAGACTAACTTCAATACCCAGATGATGATCGAGGGCGAGAAGATTAGGGCTGAGTTTCCAGGNAGCTACTATGACAACATGGATGANAGCACNCCTGGTTTTTAGTCCCAAGCGCGTGGGTCTTTAACAATCAGTATCTTGGTCCCTGGGTATAGCGCCTCAACAAGCTTCTTCTTGAGCGTGAATACCTGGGTGATCACACCTTTAGTATCCTCTACCACCACTTCACCATCGCGCTTGTAGCGGAAGTCTGCAACGTATGAGCAGATCTTTTTGTCCTCGCCATCTACTGTGACTATGCAGGGAAAGTCTACCTGTACCTCTAGATCAGAGATCTCACCGGCATCTTCGTAACGCCTAAGTATTTTATAGCGTGCCGCCTCAAGCTTTGAGTCGAACATGATGCCATCGTACTCAGTCTTCTTGGCGAAGTACTTACTCTTTTTCGGTGCGCGTTGAGGGATCAATTAATCACCGCCCATAAGTTTATCTTCTTCTTGTTGGCGCAAGAATTGTGATGCTCTTTGTGTAGATTTATTGAACAAAGAAGGTGCATTCTGCACAGCTTCGCCAGCGCGTTCAAGTAGTGGAGCGGGTCTTGGTTGGGGCGCAGCCGGTAAAGGAAACTGTTGCCTAGTATCAGTCACTGACTTAGTGATCTCATCTGATATTTGTTGAAGCGGAACTTCATTTCTAATTTTAGTTTCGCTTGCTTCATAAGCCCCTGCAGNAACCCCTGCTGGTGGAGAGTATGGAACAAAGACATGGTTCATAACNGCTCTCCAATCAGCAACTCCACCAACTTCTTTGCTTAATATTGTTCCCACTTCTTCGGTTGAAACCCCCAAAAGTTTTGNGTCATCTACCGCAATAGATAAATCTCTAAGGGCTTTGTACTTACGCTCATTGGCTTCTTGAAACTTAACAAGTATTTCTTTTGGCGGTCTTGGGCCATAAGCATTTTTGATTGCTCTAAAGTCTTGAGTTGCCGCAGCAACTTCATTGCGCGCCTCGTAAGCTTTGTACTTTAAAGATCTTTTCATATCGATCTTCATAGTTTTCACACCACTTGTCGCTTGAGCAAGTTCGTTAAAGAAGTCTAATTGCTTGCCGCCTTCACTGACTCTGTATTTGGGGTCCATCAAGCCTGTCTCTACCGCAACAGACTGAGCTAGATCGCCTAACCTGAAGATCCTTAAAGGATTATCGTATTCAATTGATCTACCAATAGGCTCTTTAGTGTTAAATTCAACTGGGGAAAATTGCGGCACAAGACCATTTATAACATGAGATGTTGCAGCCCATATTTGATCGCCAACATCGTCTGATTCTTCAAATAATTTTCCACCAATTCTACGCTGCCCATCTCTAAGAAAAACATCTCCAACTCTTTCTGTAATAATTGATTCACCGAAGAAAGGACTCATGAATTCCTTTGTTGCACCCCAAGTAGCATTAAATAGAACTGCCCTTAACTTTTCCTCTCTTCTTTCCCCGTTTGAAATAGCGTTCATAACAGCCTTGTAAGGTCTAGTCATGTAGTCATATGGGAATGTATATGAGCCATTCATAACCTCTAATATGTTTCCATCTTTGTCAGTTCTAACTGGTATTAGATTACTATTTTTATCCCATGGCGCAGCCGCCGACCTCTTGTACGCATCAAGTTGATCTTGAGATGATCCTGTCATTGCTAAACCAAGGCTTGTTGCAGCAGCAGGAACCGCTGTAGTCATCGCGCCAAAGCCCATTAACCTATCCATTCCACGCTGTCTTATATATTGGTTGTTGCTTGCTATTTCTTTAATAGCTTGCTGCATAATGTTTGCGCTTGTACGAATAATTTCTGCTGGATATGCAATGAAGTTACCAAGAGGCAACATACGAATGCTTTGAATTGCCTTTGGTACGCGAGAATAGTTAGGCACTACGTTCCTAGTAATTAGGGAAGCTTCAGCGTCAATGAATTCATCAAATACTGTTGGAGCTTTAGGCTTACCAAGTTCATCTACCTTTCCTGTTGAGCTGCCAAACTTATTAAACAACTGAGAAACATCTACGTTTTTCGGGTCAAGGTTGTTCGCTCTAGCGATTTTCATTTGATCAATCGTTGTAGCTTTCATGTTGAATGGTTGGTTCTTTACTTGAGAACTTTGAACCATTCCAACAAGCTTCTTCTTTTCTGTCATGTAGTTAAAGATGCGCCAGATATCATCGCTTGATTGATATAGCCTAGCTGAAAAACCGTTCTGCTTGCTTTTTGCTAGTTTTGCAGGAAGGTTTAATATTGATATGCCTTTATCAGCACCCAGTGCAATTAAATCCTCAAGCTCTTTAATTTGAGACTGTTGTCCTACCAGTCCTTTCTTAATTAAATCTTCAAACAAAAGTTTCTTGTCTGCCTGAGTTGCAAACTGCTGTCGAAGATCTGCAGACACTAATTCAAAAGCTTCGCCAAGAGTTTTCCCATTAGGTACGTTACCGTTTGCTATAGCAAAAGCCATGGCTGTAGTTGCGTTTCTTATTTGGCCTGTTGGGTTGTATACCGTTTTAGCCATTTGGCTTGCGCCCTTAAGGCCAAGCATGGTTGCATACAAGCTTCCAACAACAGGGACGTTTTCAAACGGCATGCTGGTTGCTGACTTTTCAATAGAGTTAAAGTATTCGCGCTTTACATACTTGCCAGCAAGTCTTCCATAACCAGGCGCGTCAGGCACTTGAACAAACTCACTGTTAGTTCCTTTAAGCAAGTCTGATGCAGGCACATCGTCAACAAACATTTTAGCTTCAGGCGATAACATCCTGTTGTAATCATCTAGTTCAGAAAAGTATTTACCTTTAGAAATTAAAGCTGATTGCCTGCCAAGAGTTTCCTTTGCGCCCCTTAGAAGACCCTCTCTTTTCTCTTCAGTGGTTCCCCGCTTGGCTGTGTATTCACCCAAGAAATCTCTAATCTCTTTGCTCTGAAGCGTTCTGCCCCTTAAAGGGCCACGCATAACGCCTTTCAAAGCGTTATCGTCTATAAGATCTTTAGGGCTAAGAGACACATCGTTGAATTGATTCTTTCTTGTGAGCAGAGATAGTTGGTTTACTGCTTCTTGTTTGCTTATTGGCATTCCGCTTTGTTCAGATGCTTTCATTACAACTGCAACTGCTTTATCAACAACAGCCTGGGGTGGTTCGTAGTTGTCAGACAAAAACATTCTGTACTGTCTAGCGTTATACAACCCTATTTGACCCGCAATAGTTTCTTCAGAACCATCGGGTAGATATTCTCTACGCCCTAGGATTTCATTACTATATTCATCTATGGTGTTACGGACATTCTTTGCCGACCTAAACAAACTAAGTTTAGATTTAATCGCATCTGGGCTGGTGTTTATGTTTAGCTTGTCGCTAGTAACAAACCCCATCGCCTTGTCCATTTCAATAAGAGTTTGAGCGGCATCTTGTTGCTTTTTGAAGGCACTGCTTTTTGCTTTAGACAAAGCATTGATGTCTTTTGGATCAATGAATTCATCAGTCATTGGGTTAATGAAGTCATCTAATGCTTTAATAACCATCTCTTGAGAAAATCCATTCTCTTTGCCTGACTTCATTACAATACCAAGTGAGGATTCAAGATCCTTAAATGCAATGCTGTTCTTGTGAGCAAGGTGAGATAAATTAGTTGCTTGCAAAGCTTTCATCTCAGCAACTGTTTCGTCAGGCAAGTCTCCACGAAATCTAAATTGAGACAATGCTTTGTTAAGCAAAGGTGATGCTTTCTCTGCCTTCGTAACCATGTCGCTAAAGCCTTCACCCACAGCCATAACACCATCAGCTACTTGTTTAACCCCTGGAACATTGGCGGCTACGTTTGATGTGGTTCTTATGACTGCA